TAGATTCTGGTCTCAGATTTTTGGTATTGCTTTTAGTAACAAGCGTTGGCTTCATTTCTTTATGTTGTTTGTGCCTGTTATGGGTCTCTGGACCTCCAGTATCGGTATTATTGGTCTTGCCCTTAACCTTCGTGCTTACGATTTTGTTTCTCAGGAAATTCGTGCAGCAGAGGATCCCGAATTTGAAACGTTCTATACAAAGAATATTCTACTAAATGAAGGACTTCGTGCATGGATGGCACCTGTTGATCAACCTCATGAAAACTTTGTGTTCCCTGAGGAAGTTCTACCACGAGGTAATGCTCTCTAAAAATAAATAAGAGGAGTTCTCCGAACTCCTTTTTTTATGCTTCTTATTCTCATACTATTCCAACTCTTTGGAATCCTAATGTTTATATTATCTGTTATGCAGGACTTATGATATCCTCAACAACTCCATACAAACTCGCAGAAATCATCAGAGATACTTGGCCTAGACTTTACAGACCACCACTAAAGACCTATAATAATCAAAAGACTTTAGATAATGAAAAAATACAATAGTGAAGACTACTTTTCAGTGATTGAAATTAAAACAGGAAGAAAGATTGCTGATTGTGGTGAAGAAATTGATGCTCTAATGATGGTTTCTCTTGACCCACAGAACAGAACCATCACAAGAAACAAATTTATGATGGGACAAGTTGTAGATATTGAGATACCAAAAGCACTTCCAACAAATCAAATAGCAATCAACACAGAACCTTATAAGGAACATCAGGAAGAATGGATGGTTGAAAAAATTAATCAATTACCACAAATCAAACTTCCCGAAGGACAAGGAATTCCATTTAGTGCTAAATAACTTTCAGTTTTATAATAATTATGAAGTTCACAGTTTATTCAAAAGACGGTTGTCCATATTGCACAAAAGTTCAGCAGGTGTTAGAGTTGGCACAACTACAACATGTAGTTTATAAATTGAATAATGATTTTACTAGGGAAGAATTCTATGCAGAATTTGGAGAAGGATCTACCTTCCCTCAAGTGATTGTAAATGACCAACATATTGGTGGATGTACTGATACTGTTCAATATCTAAAGGAGCAAAATCTAGTTTAATGGAAAACACCATTCACGAAGTTTGTAACGATGTAGAAAAGGCAATTGACTATGCTTTTAATGGGCAATTTGTTTTAAAGTTTTATGATTACCTAAAAGTTCGTGGAACAAAAAGACTTGAAGTTGAAGAGTTTATTGAGAGTAATACAGCACACGAGCTGAGTAATCTTGTAATGGATTTGGATGACTATCTTGAAGGTGGGTCTGATGAGATACATAAACAACTTCGTGAGGGATATGGACACATTCCAAAACCACAAGCTAGAAAAATAAGAAATTATCTATACGGTATTCTTGAGGATGCCTGGAAATACAGTCATGACAAAAGACCAGGAAGACGGAAGAAGCAAACTAAATAAATCAGAACCTCAAATTAATAGAGGTGTTGAATTATTACTACGGAATAGGAGGAGAAAATCATCAACACCAAAGACTTTTCAAGTGAAGTTTGGTAAAATGATTTCTCTCTTCCGTAGAGAGTTTCATTTCTTTATAGAATTTAATTTTGATATTAGGAAAAAATAAACTCTCTGGAGAAAAAAAATGGAAACAGCATATGTAATAACATTCGTTACGATGTTCACATTGCTCTTTTTTATGGTAGGAGGTATAATTGGATGGTTAACCTACAGGCATTTGTTAGAAACAAAACCACCATATTTGCATCCAGAGTTTTTTGATGAAAATGGGCAGGTAATACCTGACGAAATAGTATCTGTACGATTTGAGAATGACTATTATGGCTACGACGACGAAGACGAAGAAGACGACGACTGAAAAACCCATCGAAACTCTTCCTACAAATCCATTTGTATTTGAGATTTTAGAACTTGCATCAAAACAAAGAAGTAATGCAAAAAAAGTAGAAGTTCTAAAAACTTATGAAAATGATGCACTAAAAACTATTTTTATTTGGAACTTTGACGAAAGTATAATTTCACTTCTTCCTGAAGGTGAAGTTCCTTATGGAGATTTAAAAGATCAGAATGTTTACTCAGGAACTCTTTCTGAAAATCTCTCTAGGGAAGCAATGGGCGGGGAGAATGCAACGGTTCAAGACCTTCAGGGAAGAGGAAGAACTTCTCTTCGAAAAGAATATCAAAACCTTTATCATTACGTTCAGGGCGGAAACAATAGTCTCTCTTCTATTCGCAGAGAAATGATGTTTATTAATCTTTTGCAAGGTCTTCATCCAAAAGAAGCTGAAGTAATTGTTTTGACAAAGGACAAAAAACTTGAAACTAAATATAAAATAACTCACGAAAATGTGAAAGAAGCTTACCCTGATATTCAGTGGGGAGGTCGTTCATGACAGTGATCGTAGGAGAAGAAAAGAAAATGGCAGAAAATAAAACTAAAGTCAATCGTGTTCTGCCACATGAATATGGGTGTGAAATTCTTCTTGAAAAAACAACAGTAGATGTTGCAAAAGATTCATCATTCCCAAATGATGCTTATTTGATTTGGTATAACATCGATGAAGAGCAATACATTGATCTTTGTCGTGCCGCAAAAAGAGTAAATCTTTTTGATATGTACTATGACAAATATGGTCCAGGTTCTGTTCAACGAATTGATTTTGGATATGGAAGAGTAAACCCCAAACTTTGGGGATATAAACAACCTGAGAAAAAGAAAAGAAAATGAGTGCAGGATTTGGTGGATCTCCCAACGAAAACCGAGTTGGTAAAGATGCAAAAATTACAATTGATTTGGATAATATAGACATAGTACTAAAACAATATAAAAAAATTAAAAAATATCAAAAGTCATCTCTGTTCGCTATTAAAACAATGGACGGCACAGAAGAGATCGTGAGTTCATTGGTAAAGGAAGCGGAGGAAAATCCACTGTAAAATGGGAAAGCATTATCTACTTAACTTGTATGGATGCTCGTTTGTCCTTTTGGATGACGAGCGTTGTCTTATAGACTTATTAGAGTGTGCAGCAATAGCAAGCGGTGCAACTGTGGTTCAAACTATTTCAAAAAAGTTCGAACCTCAAGGAGTAACTGTTCTTTGCTTGTTGTCTGAGAGTCATATTAGTATTCATACTTGGCCTGAAGAAGGTAAGGCAGCAGTAGATGTTTATACTTGTGGTGATTGTAACCCAAAGATTGGGTGTGATATGATTATCCATCAACTCTTTGCTACTAATCACACATTAAGTTATATTGAACGGTAACAAAAGTTACATAAGTTTTTGCATAACTATACTAACAGGTCTATAATGACCTTACGTTCATCTGGAAACAGACGGAAGTAAGCCGACGCGGAACGGAACGTTCATCGGGAAACCGACGCAAACGCCGACTGAAGGAACGCTCTTTAACCTAAAAACTAAGGAGAACCCTAATGTCTAAAGTTGTATATCGTGGCATCGAATATGATACCCAAAAGCGTCTTGAGTATCAACAGCAGATGATGCAGCAACCCCAACAATACAATGAAACCTATCGTGGTGTTAAGTTTGTAAAGGAGGGGCACAAATGAAAAAACTTAATGCACTTCAACTCATTAAAGAGCAGAAGCAAAAAGAAGAGAGGCGGCATAAAGCATCTCTTGCTACTTTGGTAGCAGCAAAGTGATCTAAGAGGGGACTTGACTCCCCTCTTTTTTTTGTCTATAATACCTTTGTCGAGGTTGATAAAAATGGACAGAGAAAAGATTAAGTTAATAGTTAAAAACCTTGAGTCCCTGGTAGAATGCCTTAAGTCAGAAATTAATTCTGATGTGGATTCTTATAGACCAGAACCACAATATGAAGAAATTGCACATTATCTAAACGATTACGACGAAGTATTTTATGACGATGACGACGAATATGCTAACTGAAGAATTCGAGTTCATGAAACCAGAAGTAAAACTCATTAGTGTTACACCAGATGCAGAGAAGCATATGGCGTATTGTGCTCGCGTAAGTAATCCTTCTAATCAGGACAATGAAAAGTTTTCTGGTCTACTTAAGTATTGTATTCAACATCAACACTGGAGTATCTTTGAGCAAGCAAGTATGACAGTTGAGATTAACACTACTCGTGGACTAGCAGCTCAAATTCTCCGACATAGATCATTTACATATCAAGAATTTTCGCAACGATATGCTGACACTAATCTTCTAAACAAAACTATTCCTCTTCCTGAACTTCGTAGGCAAGATACTAAGAACCGTCAGAACAGTATTGATGATATTCCCGATTATCTGAAACTGACTTTGACCGAAGACATTCGCGTTCATTTTGAGCAGGGTCTACGCCTCTACAACCGCCTCCTAGAGAAAGGAGTGGCAAAGGAGTGTGCAAGGTTTGTACTGCCCCTGGCGACGCCTACACGCCTTTATATGACCGGTTCTGTAAGGTCATGGATTCATTATATTGATCTTCGTTCTGCACATGGCACACAAAAGGAACACATGGAAATTGCAGAACTTGTTCGTTGTATCTTTACCTGTCAGTTTCCTGCAGTATCTGAGGCACTTGGTTGGGTTCGTAGTGATTTGTGTTCTGACTGTGTAGATGCACCTTCTATTACTATTGAATAAATATCCTTACATACTATGGAGGTGTAACATTGGCAACATATCCGGTTTATAATAAAACCACTGGTGAACAAAAAGAAGTCTCTATGAGTGTTCATGATTGGGATCAGTGGAAGAAAGATAATCCAGAATGGGATAGAGATTGGTCTGATCCATCAACATGTCCTTCATCTGGAGAGGTTGGAGAAGTCTATGATAGACTTAAAAAATCTCATCCAGGATGGAATGATGTTCTTCGTGCAGCATCAAAGGCTCCAGGTTCAAAAGTAAAACCCATTTAACATAACTTTATATGGCAAGAAGAAAAAGAGTAGATGACCAACCGATTGGTGTAGGAATGACTGCGAAACAAATGAAACGCAAGAAACCAATTGGTCTTGATTTGATGAGAGATATTGAACCTCTTACAGATAATCAAAAACTTTTATATCAATCATATGAAAAAAACCAAAACATCGTTGCTTATGGTTGTGCGGGTACAGGTAAAACCTTTATTACTCTCTACAATGCACTTCAAGATGTTTTAGATGAGAGAAGTCCTTTTGAAAAAATCTATATTGTAAGGTCTCTTGTCGCTACTCGTGAAATTGGATTCTTACCTGGTGACCACGAGGATAAATCTTCACTTTACCAAATCCCATATAAGAACATGGTAAAGTATATGTTCCAAATGCCAGATGATGCATCTTTTGAAATGCTCTATGGAAACCTCAAAACCCAAGGAACAATTAGTTTTTGGAGTACTTCTTTTATTCGTGGAACTACTCTGGACAATGCAATCATTATTGTGGATGAATTTCAAAACCTGAACTATCACGAACTTGATAGTATCATTACTCGTGTTGGTGAGAATTCAAAAATTATGTTCTGTGGTGATGCAACTCAATCTGACCTCATTAAAACAAATGAAAAGAATGGGATTGTTGATTTTATGAAGGTTCTTCGGATCATGCCTTCAATTGATATCATTGAATTTGGTGTTGATGATATTGTTCGTTCTGGTCTAGTTAAAGAGTATATTCTTGCAAAAATGGAAGTTGGTGTATGACGTTTAATCATTGTAATTTTTTAGGTGAACTTGAACTAGAAAAGAAAGAAACAAATGGCATCCGTCTGTACAATCTTCCCGATGGTCAGTGGGTGCCTTCAATTACTTCGGTTACTTCATTTTACAACCGTCAAATTTTTGTGAAATGGCGTGAGCGTGTTGGTCTTGAAGAAGCAAATCGTATTACGAAAAGGGCAACAGCAAGAGGAACTGATTTTCACCAGGTTTGTCAGGATTATCTTGAGAACAAAGAATTAAACTGGGATGATTATCAACTCCTGACAAAGCACATGTTTCATCATGCTAAACCTTATCTTGATAAGATAAATAATATTCATGCAATTGAAAGAACTCTTTACTCAGAATATCTTGGATTGGCTGGACGAGTTGATTGTATTGCCGAGTATGAAGGAGAGTTAGCAGTTATTGACTTCAAAACTTCAGACAAAATTAAACCGGAAGAATGGATCGAAAACTATTTTGTCCAAGAAACATTTTATGCAGCTGCCTATTATGAACTCACTGGTCAAGTTGTTAAAAAACTCATCACACTCATGGTGACTCCTGGTGGTGAGGTTAAAGTATTTGACAAAAGAAACAAAGGGGATTATATTAAATTATTAGTTCGTTATATCAAAGAATTTGTACATCACAATACTAGGTCAGATGGAGAATGAATTAGAGAAAGCATTAGAAAATAAGTTCTTTTGTCCATCACGTTTTGCTCAAGAGATTGAGAATCTTGTGCAAGTTAATGTTGAGATGAATTATATTGATGCGATTATCTACTTCTGTGAACACAATAATATTGATTTGGAATCCGTTCCAAAACTTATTTCAAAACCGCTGAAAGAAAAAATCAAATATGAGGCGATGGAACTAAATTTCCTTAAGAAAACTTCCAAAGCAAAATTGATTTTTTAATCCATTTATGGGTGAAAAAAGTTCCGGCAAAAAAATCCTTATATTACTTTTTTGAATGATGCCATTCGATGCTTATCGAGAATACCTTGCTTTAAAAAATCACTTTACAAAAGATAGTTATGACTATCATAAGTACTGTGGTAAAAGTAGAGCAACAGTTCAGTCTTTCTACAAACGTAAGGATCGTTTCTGGTTTGAAAAGATTTCAAGGCAGAAAACAGATCAAGAAGTTGTAGAATTTTTTGTTGCTAATTTTGTTTCTTGCCCCGATCCAGAAACACTTTGGATTGGTGAAATGATGAAAGAAGGCGAAGAAAGATATCAATCTTGGCAAAAGAAAGTTCAGTCACTTTCTTATGTTTTTAAGGAAGAAAGTCAATCTTTATTTCAAGACAATAAATTTGAGGATGTTTTCAAGTGTTCAAAGGGACATCCTGTTTTACTTAAAAAGTTTTTAAGTGGTAAAGTATCATTGGAAACAATGGTTCTTTTTGATAAGATCTTTGCATATTCAAAGAACTTTGATAAGAAACTTCAAGACCCGGTGTGGCAAACCGTCAGTCGTCGGATTAAAAAATATAATCCGTTTCTAAATATTGATGTATTTCGTTTTCGTAAAATTTTGAAAGAAATTATTTTGGAGGGTCAATGAGTTTCTTTAGTTCCGAAGTAGTCCGCGCAGAAATGACGGAAATCGCAGAACTTCAAGAACAAATCTATCAAAATGTCTTCAAGTTTCCTACAATGAGTAAGGAAGAAAAACTTGAACATGTTGAAGTTCTAGAAACTTTATTGGATAAACAAAAAGTTCTTTATACGAGAATGAGTTTGTCTGATGATCCTGAAGCAAAAGAAATGAAGGAACGCATAATCAGTTCTGCTATTATGATGGGTATGCCCCCTGGCACCGATATGAATATCATTCTTAACAATATGTCAAAAATGCTTGATGTGATGAAGCAGCAGATTGACAAGACAGGTTCCGACCTGTAGAATAACGAAGTACACAAAAGCCAAATCCGTACAAATACGAGGTAATCTAATGTCTTTTAACGATCTCAAAAAGCAGTCTTCTCTTGGTTCGCTCACAGCGAAATTGGTTAAAGAAGTAGAGAAGATGAGTACAACTTCTGGTGGTGCTGATGAGCGTCTCTGGAAACCCGAAATGGATAAAACTGGTAACGGTTTCGCAGTTATCCGTTTCCTTCCTGCTCCTGAAGGTGAAGAACTTCCCTGGGCAAAAATGTATTCTCACGCTTTCCAAGGTCCTGGTGGTTGGTACATTGAAAACTCCCTGACTACTATTGGTCAGAAAGATCCACTGGGCGAATATAATCGTGAACTTTGGAACAGTGGTTCTGAAACAAACAAAGAAACTGTTCGCAAACAGAAGCGTAAACTATCCTACTATAGTAATATCTACGTTGTAAAAGATCCCGTAAATCCTCAGAACGAAGGTAAAGTATTCTTGTTTAAGTATGGCAAGAAGATCTTTGATAAGATCATGGAAGCAATGCAACCTGAGTTTGAGGATGAAACTCCTATTAATCCCTTTGACTTCTGGCAGGGTGCTAATTTCAAACTCAAAATCGTAAAGAAAGATGGGTATTGGAACTACGATAAGTCCGAATTTGGTTCTGTTGAACCACTACTGGATGATGACGATGCTCTGGAAGCCCTCTGGAAGAAAGAGTATTCTTTGACTGCAATCACTGCTCCCGACCAGTTCAAGTCCTATGAAGAACTTGAGCGTCGCATGAATATGGTTCTTGGTCTTAAGAACTCCTCTCCTTCCCGTTCCCGTGCAGTGGTTGAACAAGAGGATGAACTTGAAGAGTTTACACAAACTCCTACAGTTCAAGAGCGTGTTGTAGAAGAACTGGAACAGTCTTATGCTCGTTCTAAGTCTCCTTCACTTCCAACAATCAGCTCTGTTGATGAAGATGAGGATGATGCCCTGTCATATTTCCAGAAATTGGCAGAGGATTGATTAAGAATAAAGTCTGATATTATCAGCTCTCTTCAAGGTGCTACTCACATATTGAGTAGCACCTTCTTTATATGTCATCATTTCTTCCATATCATCAAGAACGATATTTAAGTATCTTGGTTTGAGAACGTAAATATTTCTTTTTTCATTTTCAATTTTTTCTTCATATTCATAATTAGTGACAGGAACTGTAATGTTTCCTGTGTTTACTTGCGACCCTACAAAAGGATCGTAATAACTAATTGAATAAGTTGAAGGAACTTGAAGACCTGCAGGAACGATTGTTACTCCCTGACTATTTTTAATTTCTATAGTTTCATGATGATGAACATCATAAATTTTTGTATAAATTTCTTCTTCTGTGTTTAAACCAACTCCATACTTTTCTCTTAAGTAAGTATCAAAAGACACTTGTGTCAAAGGCCACTCTGTTTGTATATTGACAATATTATTTGAAAGAAGAATTACCCAATCTAAGGTTGGATCCCCATAAATTTCATAAGCAACATTATCTGGGCGATTATCTCCAATGATTTTATATCTTTCAAAGAAAGTAGTATTTTGAAAAATATCAGGACGAAGAGTTCCTTTTTTAAAGAAATTTTTTACTTCAATGTAGTCACTAATTTTAGCATCAGGAAGTCTGCTGACATATTCAAAAGATGGTAATTTTCTAAAGTATTGATTTGTCATTTTAGTAACCTATTTCCGTATCGATAGATTTTCCATCAATGTTTCCATAATCATCATTAAAGATTGGTTCTAGTTCTTGGAATTGCATTGTGATTTCATAAGAAGTCATTAATCCATCAGCGAATGTCATATAATTTCCTTCAGGAGTGTAATTTACAGTGAATGACTGTAAAGCACATTCTTTAATTTTGTTAATATATTTATGATCTTTGTTTTTATGTAGATATTGTATTTTGAATGTGTGGGGTGCTTTGAGGAAAAGTTGCGATTGTGTTCTTTGAACCGCCATTCCTTGTTTAAAGAATCTTATAATCTGACGAATTTGTTCTCTATCTGCAGTGCCTCTTGCGGATAATTTGAAGGTAAATGTAAATGGTCTTAGTGTTGGTCCCGTAAATATTAAATCCATATTTGGATTTAATACAGAACCAGTGGTTCTTGAAAGCAACTGTGTTGTTCCTGTTGCATTTTGGGCAAATCCAGCTGCAATCGCTACTTGAGCATCTTTTGCATTTTTGCCAAGTGCAGTTATTGTATTCATTGCAGTTTCGGACATTGCTTCACCTCCACCCATAATTCCTTGTAAAGCGATGTTTGCCATAGCTGCTTGTGCTGGATCCATAGAATCACTTCCCCAATTCACGGCATTAGTATCAGAAATTCCTCCAGGTATGGGTAGAAAAACGGTTCCATTTATTCTTGTATCTGTTGATTTTCTTTTCTTTTCAAAACCACCTATTCCTTCATTATCTGTACTGGTAAATTTTTTTGGTACATATTCTAGCATAGTAAATTTAATTACATCTTGATGTTCTATTTGTAAGTTTTCTGGATACCTTAAAGGTTTAGATCCGTTTCCTCCGGGAAAATTAAATCTTGATCCTCCTTTTTCATTCTTTAATTGATCATTTAAATCTTTAAATCTTTTTTTAGCTAATTCTGGGTCCCCTTCATTGGAACCTTCTTGCGTTTCTGCTTGTGCTTGATTTGGTCCACCAGCTGCCGCATTAGGATTTTGATTTGCAGCGACTGTTGGTAGTGCTTTATTTGGCGCAGCTCCTAGTGCTTGTTGAGCTCTGGCAACAGGAACATTTGCATCTTTTGCTAATGCATTTTGTGCTGCACTATCCATAGATGTTGTGAGAGTATTGGGACCTTTTTCAATTAGTGCTTTTTTAAATCCGGGTCCTGCTGCTTGAGTAAACACCCAACCATTGTTTTTCGATTTATCATTTGATCTTGTTGCTAAAGGTATCCAACCTTCTCCGGGCAAAATGTTTTCTATTCTTCCTATGCTTGGTTTTTCTTTATATTGAAATTCATACTGTATTGGTTTTTCTGTGTCTATTGTTCCAGTTCTACCACTATTTTCATATACTACTCTTGTTCTAACATCATATTTAAGGCCTTCTATTGTTATTTCACTTGGACCAGAAAATGCTTCGTTTGTATTCCCAGTAAGTTGAGGCATCAAAACTCCCTCCAATTTACAATAGGAGTAATCATCTCAATTTTTTGTAGAGTATGAGACATTTATGAGAGAGGTTTTTATTTATTTAGACGGAATTTTGCATAAGGTATAGAAAGCATTTCATCAAGTTCTTCATACTTTACAACGTGAAGTTTGCCTAAAACTTCTTCCCAAGTATATTGCCTTCCTTCTCTCCAATGAAAATTGATACCTTTAAATCCCCATCGTTCTAATGATGTGCAAGCAATCAATGGGTGCTGATCATATTCAATGTCCGGTGTCTTTGGAGAATAAACAAAGGTATAAAACTTTCCTGGTTCTGGATATAATACTTCCTGTTTCAATACATCCATAATAATTAACATTAAGTCTTCTGGATCATATGTATTGGCAGCATCAATTCTCTTTTTCAACTCCCTCATTCTTGGGGGAATGCCAGAATACTGACCGAAACCTTCTGCCATTACTTGATACCTAATTCTTGTTCGGTGATAATCTTAAACCCAATCATATTATCCTCGCAGAATTCCTGTGCAGCTTTCCACTTTGCTTGATTGGTTGCATAGGTATAGACTTCGTGAAGATAAGATTTAGTTGTTCTTGACCTTGGTTTTGGTGCAACTGTTTCTTTTTTTGGTTTTATTTCAATAATATATTTTTTAATATCACCGGATTGTTCTCTAACCTTAATAATAAAATCTGGAAAATAATTTCTTACTTTTTGTTTTACAGGATCATAATATTTGATTCGAATCTCTTCACTTCCCCAAGCAATAATATTTTCATTCAAGTCACACCAGTGGCAAAATTTACGTTCCCAACTACTTCTGCATATAATATTGTTAGGGTCACCGATGTACTTTTGAGGATATGATGGTTTGTATTTACTCTTGATACTTTCTGCCATTATCCTTACTACATAATATATACGGTCAAAAAGTATTTATAAATGGCAGTCCCAAAGCCACCAATTCCAAAACCACCAGTTCCAAGTCCAACAGCAAAAAGCTTATCTCAAATAAAAAGTTCTTTGCTTAACCCGGCATTAACTTCTCATTATGAGTTATACCTTTCAATTCCTGGTGGTAATGCCGGTGATTTAAATAAAACAATGGCAAAAAATGGTGTAGATTTCTCTTCCGAACAGAGTAATTTGCAACTTGCTTGCAGTGAAGCAACTTTGCCAGGATCAAGTTTAGCGACACTTGAAATTAATAATGATTATACAGGTGTAACTGAAAGACATGCATACCGTAGACTTTATGATGATAGAATTGATCTGACTTTCTATGTTGACACAAAATATACAGTAATTAAATTTTTTGAAACTTGGATTAAGTATATTATGAGTGAAAGTATTAGTGGTGGTGGAGATGAAGGTCCTGTTGGATTGGCATATCCAAACTTTTTTTATAGTGTTAGGTATCCAGAAGAATATCAAACAAAATTTTCTATTGTAAAGTTTGAAAGAGATTATCAATCTAGACTAACATATACTTTTTTAAAAGCATATCCAATTAGCATAAACTCTATGCCAATATCTTATGACTCTTCTTCTTTGTTAAAATGCACAGTTTCCTTTACTTATTCAAGATATTACATCGAAGATCTTAATGGTTCTGCTCCTAGCAAGAATGAAGAGAAACCACAGTCATCTTTGAATAATCCACTAGAACAATCAAATTTTAATACTGAGTCATATAAAACTCTTACTAACAAAACGTATGTTGGAAATGATGTCTTGAATGGTGGAAATTCAGCATTAGATCTACTTGGAGTTAGAGATCAACTTGGTAGAGGAGCACCTGGAACTGTGGGGGCAAATATTTTGGCATAAAAAGGGG